CAGCAAGGCTGTAGCCATTGGCTAGGTGAACGTAGTGCTCTGGTTTACAGTACTGCTGAAACCAGTCAGGTACTGGTGTATAGGTGCCGTCTGCCAGACGGCTACGTTCTCGCTCCATCCATGAGGTATCATCGGGCTTTACAACACCCATGATACGAGTACGGAATGTATAGTTAGCCCGAGCAAGTAAAGCTTCATGAGCGGTGTCATACACCACATCAGATACGGGCTGGTTAGTCTCGACGTTAAGGACCATGTAAGGCATGATACTTTACAACCTCTTTTTAGCGGAACCGGAATTGGCCCGCCGGATCGAAACCTAGCACATCCCGCCGATCCGGTCAAGCCCGGCCGTATGTAAATTTACACAATCTATTTTTGGGGGAACAATCTAACTTGACACGCTGTCAAGTATTGAAAAATAGATTATTTTTCGCGTGATATTCCAATGGGTTACGCCAACAATCTAAATAATCTGTTGGAAAAGTGTTAGCTTCCTACTTTTTATGGGGGGTGTGTAAGGTATTAGGAAGTTTACAGTCTTTATACAAACTTTACACAGGGGGGTCGCATGAAAAAGGGTTACTTTAATTTAGATTTAGATTATTAGATTATTATATTATAGCTTCTACTCTAAATAATCTAATATAATCAATGCACTGGTGGTTCCACCAGCCCCCAAATCTGTAAAGTTACAAACTTTACCTTTACATTTTGCTAGGTAAAGTTGGATTAGACCTTGTAAAGTTTGTTCTAACTTACAGGCTAACCCATTGATTCTGTTACAATCCGAGATTTTTTGATGTTAAGTTAGCCCTTTACACAGCTATAGGTTGCACATTGTTAGGACTTTTATAGCGTGGTTGTAATGCGAGCTATAGGCCCCCGACGTATGGCGAACGAAGTGAGTATCTAAAATGGCAAACTTAACACAAAGAAAAAGCCCTGAGCTTTCGCCCAAGGCCGTGGTTCAATCCATCAGTTTGTCATCCGCTGCACTGGCATCAAACCAGCCCTTTCTCCATTCATCGTTGTCGAAGTTAGCTTCGAGTAGTGCCTGGATTTCCTCATCGCTGAGGTAGAGGGCTGAGCGGTAATCCGCCCAGCCTTGCTTGTACATCTCGCTCATGGCGTGATCACCAGAAGCAACCAGAACAGCATACCAACGCATATGCTGCCGCAGATCATGGCGAAGATTTCAAACCAGTCACGCATTTGTCCGTTCCTTTTTTGGGAGAGGGAGGCGGGGCTTGCGCCCCGCCCTAGTCTTAGAGCACCACCTTCGCGTTGCTCTTGGTCTTGCCTGCGCCCCGCGTCAGCTTCAGCTTTGGCTGGGGGAAGGGCCGCTTCACGAGCACCAGCTCGATCTTGTCTGCCGTCTTGCAGAAGGCCAGCAGCTCGCTGACCTTCATCGGCTTGCGGTCGCCTTCAGGCAGGCCGAGGTCCAACCAGATGGACCAGTGAGATACTCGCGTATCCCGAGCAAGGCCCGAGAGAGCCTTGATCATGTCAGGCACGTTGTCAGCGTTCCAGCGACCTTCCGACCGAGCGCGAAGCTCGAGCGAACCATCCTTGCCAGAGACCCAAGACACATTGCCTTCGAAGTTAGCCATTGTTCAGATTCCCTTGAGAAAGAGCACCGAGGTGGACCGTTCCGCCTCGGGTCAGCACCGTTGCTGACCTCATTATTAAGACACAAATGGCCGGGAATGTCAAATGCTAGTTTTTCTGGGGCTTTGCCGAGGCGCCATTTTGAAAATCTTTTGCCTCGTTTCGCGCTTGGCAGGCTGGCCCGCCCCCACCTGGACTGAGGTTTTTTAGGCCCCCCGCCACTGTTCTAAACCCCTTAAAATAAGACCTTGAAAATCAACTACCCCCGTGTTATACAACCTACCATAAACAAGTGGGGGTAGTTATGCGTCTTTCTGTTGATCAGCTTCGGCGTGTTATCCAGTACGATCCTGAGACCGGTATTCTTCTGCGCCACCCACACATGAAGCCTGTAAGCCTACAGGCAAAGGGCGCCTCATACCCGTCAGTTGAGGTTGGTGGGCATAGGTATTCGGCTTTGCGTTTGGTATGGGCGCTTGTTACAGGGGAGTGGCCTAGTGAAACTGCTTATGCAGTTCGTACCCATAACCAGAATGTTTTTGATCTGCGTTGGGATAATTTGTATGTAGTACCTAGTGACAAACGGCAATGCGGGCGTTGTAGGAAGATATTACCGATCATCGCTTTTTATGTATCAAAGGATGATGTAAAGCGCGGTGTGAAGCGGCGTGTCGCCGGGTATTGTAGGGGTTGTTCTAAGCAGGTCAGTGGCGAGCAAAGAAGTACGCAGGCTAGTGCGTACCATAAAACCAAGTTGAAAAAATATGATCTCACACCAGAGTGTTATGAGGAAATGCTTAATACCCAATCTGGATGTTGTGCAATTTGCAAACGTTCCGATAATGGTAAGCGTAGGTTTGCTGTAGATCATTGCCACACAACAGGGAAAGTTCGCGGGTTGTTGTGTACTCCGTGTAATGTATCTCTTGGGGCTTTAGGTGATGACCCACGTGTGTTATTAGAAGCCGCGAAGTATCTGCTGAAAAACAAGACCCCAAAAACTAACGTGTAAAGTTTCGCAGCACCAAGTTCCACTTGACACCCGCTCAGCCGCTCAAATATCTTCCATTCATGCACATGGCACCTCACGAACCTACCCGGTGGACCGACAGATTGGCGTTTGATATCGCCCTTCGCCTTGAGGGTAGTGGTGAGGAAGTCGGTGAAATACTCTCCCGGCACACACTGGAGCTACAATCCTTCCAAATCATCAGCAAAGACCCGCTTTTCCTACGCCAAGTAGGCAAGTTTCGTGAGGAAATCAGGGATAAGGGCGTCACATTTCGCCTGAAGGCCCGCACACAGGCCGAAGAATTGCTGAAAACCTCGTGGGTCCTGATCCATAGCCCCGATGTAAGCGCCGCAGTGAAGGCAGACCTCATCAAATCCACCGTGAAATGGGCCGGGTTGGAGCCAAAGAACGACTTTAACAGCGATGGCGGCTCCGGTGGGGTGCGTATTACCATCAATTTAGGCGGTCAGGAGCTTGGCGCGACCACAATCGTGGATGCTGAGGCTGAGGGTATGGATAAACGCCTTGAATACGCTGAATAGGGCTGGAATCGAGGACCTACAGACCACTGATCCGCTTCAAGCCAGGCGGTTGGAGCAGGAATTGGCAGCGCGTGGGGTCTCGTATATGACCCAGATCGTCAAAACCAAGCGAGAAGGGCTGAGGTACGTGATCAAGCTGCTGAGTCCGGTCCATGCCGGAGAATGACCTAGAGGGTTACCTGTTTCATTGCATCCCCGTCCATGATCTGAGGGAGCATGTCATAGATGACGAAGGCACCTGCTGGTGTGAGCCTGAGTTTGATCCGGAGTATGACATGTTTATCCACAATAGTGCGGATGGGCGTGAGGATTATGAGGAGGGGCGGCGCCTGCCGCGTTGAACACGGTTGACATTTACTGACACCGCCAGTATATTAGCTCTATGACAAAACCAATACCCGCTCAGGATTATTTGGCAGCTCGTTTAGAGTACGACCCTGATACTGGTGTTCTTGTGTGGAAAGCAAGGACGCCAGATATGTTTTCTGCTGGTCGTAGGTCGGCGGAGTGGTCGTGTAATAATTGGAACGCAAAACATGCCGGTAAAGACGCGTTTACCGCTACATCTAGTATTGGGTATAGGATTGGGCTGATAGACGGGGTGCCGTATGTTGCTTCGCGGGTAATCTGGAAACTTGTTTATGGGCATGACCCTATCGAGATAGACCACATAAACAGAGTAAAAGTAGATAATAGATTGTGTAATTTGCGTGATGTTGGGCGCTCGATAAACTGTCGCAATAGAGGATTGCTGCGTAATAATACATCTGGAGTATCCGGTGTGTATTTCGAGCGCGGCAGCAGGCTTTGGGTCGTAGAGGTGGCGGGAGTGCGATATGGACGGCGTAAGGATAAGGCTGAAGCTATTAAGCTACGGGGGACTATTTTGTGAGTATAACTATAGATTATACCCCACCGCCAACTGGGAAGCGGTTCATGGCCTCGGACGCACGTATGCGCGTCCTTATGGGGCCGGTTGGTTCTGGCAAGTCCGTGACCTGCTCATTCGAGGTGGTGCGCCGGGCAACGATGCAGGCTCCCGATCAGAACGGGCGTAGGCGCTCCCGCGCAGCCATCGTACGCGAGACGGCAAGGCAGCTTCAGGATACCACCATCAAGACCTTCCTTGATTGGTTCCCACCCGGGCAGTGCGGGGAGTTCATGCGTACCACCAAGACGTACTTCTTCAAGGTGGGCGATGTTGAGTGCGAGATCATGTTCCGGGCGTTGGACGACGCTGATGATGTGGCCAACCTGAACTCGTTGGAGCTTACCTTCGCGTGGTTCAATGAGTGCCGGGACATCCACCCGGATATTGTAGATGCCATGTCTAAGCGCATTGGGCGCTTTCCGTCCAAGAAGGATGGGGGTCCAACGTGGCACGGGATGTGGGGTGATACCAACCCGCCAGTGATGGATTCGTGGTGGTACTACCAGATGGAGAAGATAGACCCGGCAGATGGGGTCTCACTTAACGAGAATGGGTGGTCGGTGTTCAAACAGCCGAGCGGGCGTAGCCCCAAGGCTGAGAATGTGGAGAACCTGCCTGAAGGGTATTATGATACCCAGGGCAGGTCAGAGGAGTATGTCCGGGTTTACATTGACGGGGAGTACGGGCTGTCCTCGGCTGGGACGCCTATCTACAAGTACTTCAGAACAGACTACCACATGGGCAGGTCGCCGCTGCGGCACATCACCAACGGGGTGCGGCCTATCGTGGTGGGGATGGACCTAGGACTCACGCCTGCGGCTGTCATCGGGCAGCAGGACCCAAGGGGGCGGGCACTCATCTTGGATGAGGCGGTCAGCTTCGATATGGGGGTGCAGCGGTTCGTACGGACGGTACTCAAGCCGCTGCTGTTCGAGCGGTTCCCGGGGGCACCGGTCATCGTGGTGACCGACCCATCAGGGGTGCAGAGGGCACAGACCGACGAGCGCAGCGCGGT